CCAATGACTTCCGTCACCGCTTACATGAATCATGCAAGACTTTCCAAAAAACCCACAATAAACTACCACCGCTTTTACTACACCATCAAAACTTGTTCCAATAAACCTAGCATCTGCAGGAGTGGGCATTTCATGGTCTTGCGCCCACTTTCGCAGTTTTTCTTGGTTATATTCGACCAATTAAACAATTCCTCCAGATTCCATTACATAGTCTGTTGAAGCCCAATGTAACTCAATTCCACGACTTTGAACCGTCATATTGACTGAACCTGTATAGCCAATACCAGTCACGCCTTGCCAAACTTTAGTGGTAATTAAGCCGCCTGACCAAATGTTTTTATCCCATTTAGCCACATCCCAAACAGCTTCTCTTTGGGTTGCAGGGTTAAATGACACAGCACCAAAGTTATCAACAGGTTCAAAATCCACGCTAATACCGCATAAAACGCTTGGAACGCCACCAGAAGATTGCAGAATAGGGCGCACAAGTGTAAATCGTTTTAATTGACCTGGGCTGTCAAAATAGCTGTAGGCTTGTTGCACAGCAGCAGTAATGTTTTGACCATTATCAGAGAATGACGAATAGAATGTTCCTACAAATCCATTACCACCAAAGTGCATATCATTATCGCCAGATACTTCCCAACAATACGCTTGAATACCTGTAAATCTAGCCCATGATTTTGTAATGGTGTGCATGACATATTGTTCTATTCCTTCAGTTACAGGAATATTTAAAATAAGCATATTTTCAGAAGCAAAATAGTTAATTTGCCAACCAAAGTTTGCAAAATATTGGGTTGCTGCTTGACTTACAGCGTAGTAAATCTTGTCTGTAAGGTTTACACGAGGGTCTAAACGGCTAGATTGCAGGGCAGAAGCCAATGGAACAAGACCATCTTGGGTTAGCAATAAAAGGTCACCAGCCCATTTAAAAAAGCATCTACGGCTATAAGTTTGACCTAGTTGCCAAACACCTTTTAACGCCCATTTTTCTGCCAAGTTTGGGTCTGTGCCATTGTAAACAATAACTTCGCCCATGCTAGTAACGAAAACTGCATAGTCATCAGCGCCTTGTCCAGCATCGAGAGTCCATGTTCCCATGGCTTGTAAATATCCTGCATTTCTGGCTATTCCTCCAAAATACAAAGGTAAGGCTGCACCGCCAATAGAATCTACATCAAGATACCAACAGGTAAGAGTGTCTTTTTCGGTAAAAAACAAGCGATTTTTAAACAAATTCACATTAATAAACTTGCTGGAATCTACGCCTGTAATACCGATTGTGGTGTATGTTCCTACAACCGTTGCGTTAGCCGCAGGGGTTGATGCCATTGTGTAGGTAAATGTGCTTGCGCCAGTTACCGTAATGACATAAGTTCCGTTATATTCGCTTGAACTTGCGCCGCTAATAGTGACTCTATTGCCTGTAATTAAACCGTGTGGCGCAGAAGTTGTAAGGGTTGCTACAGCGCCTACATGAGTAATAGTGCTGATTGTTTGGGCAGTTGTTGTAGTGGCAATATAAAACCAGCGTGTGCCGTCATAAACCATTGTAGGGTCTACACCGTTACAAGCCACAAGAAAATGCCCTGCGGTGTTGGTCATATTGACGGATTGCACTTTATCGCTAGTAATACCACTAAATACGATTGCTGCTGGATTTTGCTTGGCTTCCCAAATATTTGTGCCAGCAAACGCAAATAGCTTATAACCATTTGGGTCAGATGTATCTGTGTAGTTCAAAAGACTATGCACAGGGGTTGTCAAACCAATTTTATATGTGCCAACTACGGTTGCGTTGGTGGATGGGTCAGAAGCTAAAACATAAGTAAATTTAGTTCCGCTAGTAACGGTAATTTGATGTATTCCATTATAAATAGCTGGTGTGCAACCGCTTAAATAAACTTGTTCGCCAGTAGCTAAACCATGGGCAGATGCCGTTGTTACAGTCGCAATGTATGCTGAACCTGTATACATATAGGTAATACTACTAATTGTTTGAACGCCTGTAGAAGTCGTCAAAAGGCTAACTTGTGTCCATCCCTTGCGCATTGTTACATCGGTAGGGGTTGGAAAGAAATTAACCATTTGCACAGCATCGGTAGGACTCATGTTTGCCAATGAATCCCTTGCGTTCCAACCGCCTATTGGGGCTGGAACTGACGCTGTTTTGGCGGTATTTTGTTTAGCCCGTTGTAACAGCATAATTAAGACCCATAGCCAGTATCAGGTATGTTTGCGTAACCAATAAGCACTTTGCTTGGATATGGCGCAAATGATAGGTTTGGTGCGCCTTTGTCTTGTGCTTTGGCAATAGACAATACACGCTGATAATCTTGTGAAACAACAGTAGTATCAAAGCCTTTAATGCCCCAATATTTCATTTTTGTAAGCAAAACTATGGTGCGGTCATCTAAAACGGTAGTGTCTGAATCGGAAGTAAAGCTAGTCTTTACAGAACCGTCTGCACCACGCACATAGCCTTTAGACTTGTATTCCCAACCAATATATTCATTGGTGTTCATTACAGGCCATACTTGAAACTGATTGTCAAAAATACGCCAGCGAATACGAGGGCCAGTTGAAATATAGCCAGACTTTAGCCATTGCCATTGCTGTGCATCTTCAGGGCCAAGTGCCTCCCAATGTTTTGTTTTATCCCATTGGGTGCGGTTTGTAATGGTTTCAAAGTCAAAAGGAAGGTCATAAGCGACTTGTCCTAATACATAAGAACCTGTGCCTGTTCCTGATGCCATTTGGCTTAAAACGATTTGATGTGTGCCGTTATCAGCAGATACAACTTGAGTATCTTGTGGCACATAATAGCCAGTTACTTGCCATTGCTTAGTAACTGCAGAAATATCGGTTAAAGGGTCTACGGTTAAGACTGTAGAACCATTAACGGTTGCAGCATTAGTGGTAATAGACTGAGTATAGAAACGATACTGCACTTGGAGGGCTTGCCAATCGTATTCTTTGACCAAATCATAGCCAGCGCCATTCATTAACGCCAAGATTTGTTGAACATCTTGAGAAGGATTGCCTACAACATAGGTAGGAACTGCCAAGTTTAACTCGGCAGCTACCTGTTGCACCATTTGCAGCATCGTTTGGGACATATTAAGCCTCTACTACTTTAGATTTGCGTGTTTTTGGGGTTTTTTCCGCAACAGCAGCAAGTAGTGCTTCCATCTGTTCCTGCATTTTGGATAGCTTCGCATCTGTTTCAGCCTTGATTTTAGCATTTTCTTCACGAAGTGCTTGCAATTCTGCGTTTTTCTTCTCCGCTTCGGCTGATTCGCTTGCTAAATTCAAAAATGCCCTAGCTTTATCCCTAAAGGAATGAGGTGACATACCTGCAATCATTCCAATAGCCTGAATATTTTGGTCTGAAGCATGGGCAATAGACTCAACTGTGCGGAATTTACGACCACGCAGTTCTTCTGCTTGCGCCCTGGTGACCAAAGGCCATTGTTCGATTGGTGTGCCTTCCTCTTTGGCTTCTGCGCCTTGGGTATTCATATAATGTGCCCATTGACGAGGAAAGCGTCTTTTGTGTTCTTCTCTTGCGTAAGTATCAATTTCGGTTAAACCGTTGCCAGGAACGATAATATTAACGAAATCAAAGTCTTTGAAGATTGGTCGCCCTGCTGCAATGGACTCATCTTCTTGTTTTACTGCTTTTTTATAAAAGCGGACTGCCAAATTGGCATCTGCGCCTTGAACATCTGATTCAATAGCCATGTGATTCTCCTAAGTGGTTAGAAGTGATACGGTTAAAAAAATAAAAGGGTAGCCCCTTGTGGAGGCCACCCAGTTTTACTACAAAATATTCAATTTGTAATTGAATTAAACGCTAGTTGCGCTGAACCAAGCATAATCACCAGATGCCAATGCTACGGCAGGTGAAGTGTAAGAACCAGCAGAACCAGTTGCAACAAAAGTAGAAGCGTTGATACTGCAGGTTGCTGTAGAAGCAGAGATTGCTGCGCCAGCTTGTGCAAATACATAACGCTTACCGTCAGAACCAAAAGTTTCAGCACCCAAAGGGCCAAATGCTGGGATTGACTCAGCAGTAGAACCGTTTGTGTAAGCAAAATCGATTGGAGTTGTGGTGGTCAAATTGACACCAGCGATAGGTAATACAGAGTATGCCATGATAGTTTCCTTAAATTAATTAATTAGACAATTAACAAATAGGGGTTTCCCCCTACTTATTAGGTTGTCAGCAAGCCTTGTAGGAAGCTGTTAGAGGTTGTCAAGTTACCAGCCCAACCATACAACTTCACGATAGCGTCTTGGTTAATCGCTTGGCGTTCGCCACCGATTGGAACAAAGTTGCGTTCTTTGTGTGGACGCAAGAAGATGTAGTTGGTATTCAACAGATACATATATGTAGCTGTTTCTTGGTCGCCATAACCACCACCGAGGATAACATCAGCAGATGTGCCACCACCGTAGAACTTCAAGCTAGCAAAACCTGCTGCGCCTGATTCTTCAGAAGTGATACGCTGAATAGCTTGCAAAGAAGCTACATAGTATTGATACATTGTGTTACCAGCTACGATAAGG